CAAATATTTTGGGTAAAGATAAATCTCTAGGATAATTTTTGGTCAAGAAATCAGAAAGCAAAACCAAATCTTCAGTGTAAAGATCAGTGTATTCATTTGCTATCCAACCATTTGAAAATATTTCTTGAAATCTATCCCAAAAATATGTGAATTCTTTTTCCATAATTATAATTTTCAATCAACCATTTTGTTATCATCAACAATATGGTCTGTGTCCCAATAATCAATATCCCAATCATCAGCTATAAGATCACGATGTTCTAAATCAAGAGCCCAGGTCCAAAGTTCACAATCTTCGCTGTAATGATATACAAAGGATTCATCTTCTTTGTCATAAAATAAATATTTATCTTCCCAGGATGTTCTAGTAATAGGTTTGCCTTCCATCAAAGCATCAAATACTTCTGTAAATTTCATTCTACTATTTCCCAATCGTCTTCAAAATTAGAATCTCATACAATATTTTTTTGCCTGTCTTCAAGTATTTGTATTGCAAAATCAAGAAATGCTATGACATTTGAATGTGTAAATTGATGTAATGGAAAAAATTTAGTAATCCTATTGTCATAATTTCTATTTTCCTTGTCATAAACGTGTAAATATAAAAATTCTGAATTTTTAGAAAATTCGAACATATAGTTTCTGTAATGATAAGGAACACAGATATCATCTTTTAAATATTGATCAACGTGTGCTTTCAGAGAAATTATTTCTACATAATCATCAAACAAATTACTCATTCTACAATCTCCCAATCATCTTCCAGTAAATCACCACTATCAATTACATCATAATAACATACATAGTTGTCAAATTCAGGTTTATCAGGAACCCATTGTGGAACTAAATGAGTGTCTAAAGCTTCTAAAATTGGATCATTGAGATCAATTCTAATTGACCACATATCCTCACTAAAATATGCTCTGTACTTTTGATCAGGCTCCCATTCTTTTCGCCTAAGAGTGTAGCCAGCTTGTAAATATGTGATTGCTTCTTTGCCTGTCATTCTTGATTTACTTTCTTAAGAGTGTATTTTGCTTCCATAGGTAATATAAGAAATTTTATCTCCATCCAGTCTGTTTCACCAGATTGATGTTTCACTTTATTCTGTAGCTTGTTATCCTGAAATCTCCAATATGTGGTATTCTTCTCATCCTTTACACACAAAATATGTCCAGAATTCAAGATTTCAATTGCCTGTGTTGGAATAGGAAGCATCAATTAACCTCAAAACTTTTCCTAAATGTTTCTCGTACATTTTGATCCCACAACATTTCGGATGCAAAACCAATTTCACCATCTTCAAAATTTAAATAAACAGTTTTTCCATCTTCAGATAAATCTATACCAAGAACTTGACTTTTATCCAAATGAAACTCTTCACAAAAAATATCAGAAATTTCTTTCATATATTTCTTGAATTTTAGATAACTGTAAATTCTTCCACGAATATAGCTTTCAGAATAAATAAATCTATCGGTGCTCATTTCTGTCCTTAATAATTTTTTCCTGTACACTGTTTACTTCAGCTACGACATCAACAACTTCCCAGTCATCAGCAATTAAGTCCAAGTAGATAATCTTGCCGTATCTAGCATATTTACCAACACCCCAATCAGGATGCCAACTTTTACGTCTGATTGTTTTTCCAGCATTTAAATCATCCAAAACATCTTTGAATAATTTATTTGGAACCACCACCCAATCTTCAGCAAAAAGATCTTCAGTGGTGATTGTAGATTCTGCGTGATCATATTTTTTAGGAAATAATGTAAGACTAGGATTGCCTTCTCTTGACATCATTTTGCCATGCCCTAACATTTTTACAGCCCAATTGATATCTCTCTTGAGTTCTATGTTATTCGTCTTAAGAAAACTATCAAAACTACTTCCTATATGCTTATTTTCAAGTGCATATGGTAAATAATCTTCACCTGGATCAATATAATTCATAGCAGCCTTGTTAAGTTTTGCTTTCTTAATTTCAATATCATAAAAATATTTTTGATTTTTAGGTAATTTATCCATATCTTATAATACCACGCAAAAAAAGAACTCACAAGAATTTCTTGTGAGTTCTTACAAGTTCTTTAGAGAATCAAAAAAGCAATCTACAATATTTTCACATCAGGAAAACTTGTCAACACTTCAAATCCCATATTGTCCCAGTGTCTTTCATCTGCAAAAGGCCTGAAGTTAACCCAATATGAATTTTCTGGTTGATAAATTCTTTGTTCTTGAATCTCATTCAATGTGTGATAAATCAAGTGAGTGAAGTTAACATTAATTTCATCAAATGGGAAATCAACAGGTAATGGAGAATCAGCAACTAAATATCCATCTTCTATAACAACAACCCTATTTTTTGAAACATATAAATCAAATTGCACTCTTCTATCTAACCCTTGCCAAGTTCTATTTAATGAGAAATTTTGTCTTTCAACACTAGGTCTGAAAAATATATCTCCCTCAAATTTACCTGAAACTGGATTCTTAACTGCACGATATATCATAGAACCAGAACGAGTAGAACAATAAGCATCCATCAACTTATTAACACTATCTTTAGATGTTTGCTTTATCCACCAATTGTCAGAACTAAAATTAATATCGTCTAAAACTTTAAGTGAATCTGAAGTTAATTCATATTCAGCTGTAGTTCCAAACTCACCAAATCTAATCCAAGTTGATTTAGGTACAGCACCAGAACTCAATGTGAAAGCTGGGAATTTAGTACCATCATTAAATTTAGCAGTCCACTTGATATCAATTACACTACCACCATCATTTATAGAATCAACTACAAATGTTCCAACTTTGTGCTCTGTTTTGTAATCAACTCTTCTATAAGGCGATGGTAAATTCCAAGGCATATGATCTCTACCATTGTACTTGATTGGAATGTTATAAGATTTTCTAGAACCATCTGGATTATAACCAGTGTCAACATTTAAATTGTATGAACCTGGACCAATTTGCCATCTGAATAATTTTCCAGATTTTGTATTCATATCAATCTTATCTGCTGCTTTTCCAGAATAGACTACTTCTCCAGCTGGCAATAAAAGAACATCACACCATCTTCTTCCACTAAAATGGGGATCAACTTCAAATGTAGCGTGAAGAACTTTATTTCCAGCTATATTTGCAGTTTTCTTTGGACTCATTAACATTACACCATTACTTTGATGCGCCCAACCCGGAACAGGCATAGTAGCACCATCATAAAGTGTGTCCATAAAGTGAGAGCCCATTAAGAAAACAGTGGAATGGTTTGTATCAAGATCATCCAAGAAGAAGTTCCATTTATCATTCTCAAACCATTTTAAGAATAAATCACTTCTATCCCACCATTGAGTACCAGGACCACCTAACCTATATTGAACAATCTCAGACTTTTGTGGCAATTGAACTATAGGTTGGAAGTTTCTAAAGTTATCAAAGAAAACTTGCTCGCCAGTCAAAGATCTTGCAATGGTAGTAACTTTATATGGATTTGATTTTGTAAGGACTATTGGATTATTAGAAGGATCTCCGTGGCCATTGACTCCAGCGTGAATTTCACCATTAGCACCACTAGCACCAGGACCGATCATTCCATCTATTTTCTGATAAGGACCAAATTTGTCAAGAGCTTCGACAATCAAATCATATGATTGATTTGAAACTAAACCATTCATCTCAATCATATTATGGCCAGAAGAATATTTGACACTATTTGGATTATTAGCTACATAAACACGATAGTCAACAGCACCAGGAACTAAATCAAATTTCACAACTACACTGTCATCATTAGGAACGTATCCAGTAATATTTACAGGAGTAGAAATTGATGCTGGAGGACCAAAAGAAGTGGTGATATCTACAGCTGCACCAAATGTTTCTTGTTCAGCAAATCTATTGTGATTAACACCTGAAATAACATATCTATATGTTTTGCCACCAATAACATCTTTATCAATGAAATATTGAGACCATAAACCAGAAACAATTTTCACACCATCTCTGTAAACATTATAACTTTCAGGTAAACTTGAACCAGTATCTTGCCATTTGATGAAGTTTCTTGGTTTGTCATTATTCCATTCTGCTTTGGCAACATAGTTTCCAGGCTTATTAGGATATGAAGGAAACCAAGAAAAGTTAAAGTTAGGAGCATATTGTCCTGCTGCCATACCAAGATTTGATGGCAATGATTCTAAACCATTCTTGTCAACAGCTGTAACTGTATATGTCCAGCCACCTTGCCAAATATATTTATCAACAATGAATGAATTAGAGTTAGAAGAACCTATTTTTGTGTCGTATCTATAAATGTTGTAAGACACTGCATCAGACACTTTATCCCATACAAGATTGTCATAAGATCCATTATCCCAAATTCCAATAGTTCTTAAATTTGTGGGAGCTTCGGGGTTTTTCACCACTAATAAAGGAATAATTGCAGTGGAAACATTTGAGAATTGTAGAAAACCAGATGGGACAACACCGCAAACATAATAATCCCATTTATCTCTATACTTTACATTTCTATCAATGAAAATATTCTCATTGTTTGTAAGTTTTGCATAAGGCTTGTAATAATCAGGCTTTACACCTTGACCAACCCTATATACAAAATAGCGAGTACATTTAGGTATTAAATCCCATCTTAGTTTGACGTGATAATTAGATGGAGTACCCACGCAATAGCACAATTCTACTTGAGAAGAAAAATTCTTTACTTGTGGTGGTTTTTGAGCCAACGCACAAGACATAAAGGTGTATAAAAACACAAATAAAACAATAGCTTTCTTCATTTTAATCCCTCCCCAGGTTTATTTTTTAGAACGAGAGCTATTGTTTTATTCTAGATTTAATAGGCTCCTACTTAAAGATTATTGAATCCAACCTCTTCATAAATTTCCCAAATAGGACCACCATTATTTAAAATTTCTTGATGAAGCCTAATGAACTCTTCCCAAGAGTAATAGAATTCATTACCCATACTATCCATCAATTTTTCTTCTTCACGATAAATATAATAATCTTCAGGCCATTTTTGAGATCTTACATTTAATTTAAGAGCAATCAAGGGACGGGTAATTTGACTAAACAACTTCACGACTCTTCTCCACGATATGTTTCAAGACGATTGCAGCATTATAAGCATCCCAATAAGGATCGTGCTTTTCTCCAACAAACTTAATTCCCAATTCAGCAAGAGATCGTTCTAGCCCATTGTTGTAAGGCTTCCCCATCACTAAACTGTAAAGCAAAGATATATTTAAGTATTCGTTAGAGAAAGGATATCTGCACTGCTTTTCACGACATTCAGAATACATCTTCTCATCATCATTACCCCAAGCAGCACAAGGAATAGATTTTGAGTTCAAGTCTTTCATAACCATCTTACACATATCACCAAAATCTTCGCCATTTTCAGCTTGTTCTTTTGTTATGCCAGTGATCTTTGTGCAGTATTCAGAAATTTCACTTCTAATCGGCTTGCAAACTGTATTGAATTTGCCAGATATTTCTAAAGTTTTAAGATCCAAAACACAAGCCCCAAGAGCAATAACTTCACGATATCTATAACCGTGTTCTCGACCTTCCCAACAAGTAGCTTCAAGATCAAATATTACAATTCGATCACAATTGAAAGTCATTAAGTAAATTTCCCATCTTCAAATCTGTCAATATCCTATCATAATCTAGAACATTACTTGCCCAATAACTATCACGGAAATATTGAATAGAATCGTAATATTCTGCACGATCTTCAAAACTAATAATGACAGGATCTTCACCTAAATCATTAAGAATTTTTTGAATTAATAATCTACCAGTACGACCATTGCCATCTATAAAAGGATGCACCACCTGAAAGAAATGATGGATGTACAAAGCAGCATCAAGAGGATTGACAGAACTACTCTCAACCTCTTTCATTATGTCTTTGGCAAACTTATACCATCGCTCCATAAGAGAAGGTATCAATAAGGAATTTGGACATAATTCGTGCCCAATCCAAACATCCACAGTTCGATATTGTCCAGAACTGTTTCTTTCCTCAAAATAAGGTATGCCACGAGTAAGGAATCTATGGATATCTAATGGAGTACTAGCACTTAACTCCCAACCATCAGATAAGGCAAAATTGAGAGCCTTAATATGATTGTCGTACATATGACAACCAGGATAATTACCCATATAACCAGGCTGCGGATCAATCATATTACTCTCACAAACGAATATATGTTTCCAAGATTTCACAAACATTTTTACACCTCAATAGCTTAATATCATATAGAAGCAAACACAACAATATAATAGAATAATATTAAAGTGATACAAATTTTAAATCACAACTAAAGAAGGAGAAAATTATGTCCATCTTATCAAACATATTAAAGAAAGCTGCCGGAATACCTGAAGTTAATCTTAACAAATTACCTTTCGCAAACAAAATTGTCGGAGAATGGGAAAGCAAAAGTATGGAAGATCTTGTCAAACAACTTCCGAAAGAAACTATCCACAGACTCATCGATGTTTGCAATAGTGAACTCAAGAAAAGAAGTTGAAAATAGTTAGAAGATTAGTAGTGTTTCTATTTATAGCACTAATCACTTATCTCTTACTATCAATGAAATAGATAGCGACAAAATAAATTTTAAGTATAATTAACTTATGCACGAATACTTAAATAAAGATTGTATCGAATATCTTGAATCATTGCAAGACAATTCTGTTGATCTTATCCTCACCGATCCACCATACTTTATTGGATTTGATGGAGGAAAAGGATGGGACTCTCAATGGAATTCAGATCAAGAATATTTAGATTGGTGCGAAAAATGGTCAAAAGAATGCGCTAGAGTACTAAAGCCAAACAAGATGATGTGCGTCTTTGGTACTCTTAAATACAATACATTCTTGCGCTATAGACTTGAAATATTAGACAAATTACCAAACTTCTTCCAACAACCAGAAATTATATGGTCTTACAATTGGGGAGGAAGAAGCAAAACTAACTTTGCTAGAAAACACGAATTTATTTGGTGCTACTCTAAAGAAAAAACTTTTACTTTTAATGCTGATAGTGTAAGAACTGAACGTAAACAAAAAGTAAACATTAGAACTGGTAAAGAATACGAACAAGGAACTATCCCAACCTGTGTATGGGAAAAGAACAATCACACAACTAGCAAAGAATATTGTAATTGGCATCCTACACAAAAACCAATTAGCATACTAGAAAGATTCATTCAAGCATACACAAACCCAGGAGAAACAGTATTAGATATCTTCAATGGCGCTGGATCCACAATGATAGCTTGCGAAAATACTGGACGAATTTTCAAAGGATGCGAAATAGATCCCGATTACTACGAAAAATCAATAACAAGATATACCGAGCTCACTGGACAACAATATAACAATAACTTAATAATTGTCCCAGGAAATAAAGCCAAAAGTAAGGTATAAATTATATAGAGCATTGAAGCCCTATTCCAAAATGGAATAGGGCTTTTTTATTTGATGGGGGATCTTATGAAACTTAACTTTGAAAAAATTGGTTTTTACTTAATGCTAGTATTAGTTAGTGGCAGTATCGGATATGCAATCAAACCTGCAGAACAAGTTGACCAAAAAGAACTTGAAAGAAAATACCAAAATCAACAACAAGTATGCACAGCCGCTATACATATGATGCAAGACTTTTCTAAAAAAAATTACTATCAACCCAAAACTAAAAAAGAATGGGCTATAGAAAGAATGATGAGAAACTAAAATTCCATAGAAAGTTGTTCAACACTTAATATTTTTTTCTTTTTATCAATTTGTTCATTGATATAGTCAACAACTTGATTGATTCTATAATTAATCTTTGCTTTACTCAAATGCTTATCTTCTGAAACATTGATAATTATAAGTTCAATACCTCTTTTTTGGCACTCTTCAGATTTTTCTTTGTCTACTCTTTGTGTGCGTAAAAAATGTTTTTCGCCATAAATAGGCCTATAATGAGTTGGACCGTTTATCTCAAAAGCCAACTTTAATTCAGGTATATATATGTCTAGCTCATAACCAATTTCTGTTTTGTTATAATCAATCTTCAAAGTAGAAAAAATAACACCCAAATGTTCTTCTATTAATAATTCTATTTTGCTACGTTTTGAACCCCAATCTTTATGAAACTTTAGTAAAAGCTTGGTGCATTTTTTTGAACAACAATGTCTAGGTCTTTCCTTAATCTGCCTCTGAGTTTTAGAAAATTCTTTATCACAAACCAAACAATTTACTTTTATATGCATAGATAGTTTGTAATTTGAATTACATTCTATTGAACAAAAACAATTTTCAGCCTTTTGTATACGACTTAAGATTCTTTCTATAGGTTTTTCACAAAAAGCACATTTTATTGTTTGTCTGTTTTTTCTAAAATTATCTGTGCATTTTTTGTCACAAAAATGATTTAATGTCTTTTTTTGTTCATATGGAGTGATAACAAGATCTTTAGAACAATGAGAACAATTAATGTAAACCTTTTCCTGTCTAGATTTTCCTGAACATTGTCTAGAACAAAAATTACCGTTTGTTCTCTTACTGTCATATAAAGCCTTTTGAAAAACCTTATTACAATATTCACAAGCAACTTCTATTTTTTTTCTCAGATACGCATATTTACATTCACTACTACATAAATGATTTGGACTTCTTGCAATTTCGGAATCTCTTTTTTCATAAAATTTAGAACAATATAAACATTGAACTGTTTGAAATTTTAATGGTCTTTTCTTAAAACAATCTTGATTACAATATTGAGCACCTACACTCTTTATCAAACTAGGTTTTTTATATCCTTCTTTACCACAAGTATTACAAGTAAAATTAGGTTCAAGCATACACAATTTATACAAATATGGTAGAATAAAATATGAAAGAACAACGCAAATTAGTAGATCTTATTTTTGGAATTGTAGTAGTAATTGCAACAATGATTTTTCTCAAAGTAGCTTGCGATTAGAATATTCTTTGGTATAATATAAATGATGGTCCAACTTAGCTCAGCGGTAGAGCAATCGGCTGTGAAAAGATAGCAGCTTATTAAAGTAATTTAATATAGAAAATTGTCGAAATTCAGTGAAAACTAAGTCGAAAGATATGTCAACACTGAGCCAAGCCCGTAAGGGAAGGTGCAGAGACTATAATGACGACATCCTAATAGATAATGCTAAGGATGATGGTATAGTCCAGACTACAAACAGATTTATCTGGTAGTGAAAACTATAGTAGTAAGTAACCGATCGGTCGCTGGTTCGATCCCAGCAGTTGGAGTGAAAAATCCCCATACATTTGTATGGGGATTAATATTGAATATGGCCTGTTAGTCGAGTGGTTTAAGATGCCTCCCTTTCACGGAGGAGACCAGGAGTTCAATCCTCCTACAGGCTACTAAAACTCTTTTGGAAAATTCTAAAGGAGTTTTTTTGTTTTAATACGTATAATAATAATGGTGTTGAGTTCGAATACACATCATTAGGAGAATTTATGAGAAATTGTTTGAAATGCAACAACAATATTCCATTTAGTATGGTTATAGATGGAAAAGTAAGAAAATTTGATAAAAGAAAATATTGTTTGGAATGCTCACCTTTTGGATCACATAACACAAGAAGTTTACATAACGATGACACAAGAGTTGTTATGAAAATTTGTAAAATTTGCGAAAGAGAATATCAAGGTGGACACAGAAAACATAAAGATAAATGTGGTAGATGCTACAGTTTAGCCTACAGAACGAAAACAAAAGAAAGAGCTATAGAATACAAAGGTGGAGCTTGTTCAGTTTGTGGTTATAACAAGTATATTGGCTCTTTGCATTTTCATCACGTATATCCAGAAACTAAATCATTCAACATAGGAGAAATAAATTTTAGAAAATTTGATTTAATTGTTGATGAATTAGATAAGTGTATTTTAGTATGCTCCAACTGCCACGGAGAAATACACGCTGGACTTATCAATGCGGAAGAAATATTTAATATTCAACAAGCAACATTTCCAAAATATGTCAAAGAAGTTAAACCTGAAAAGTTTTATCAACCAGTTATTAAAATTTCAAAAAGACCAGACAAAGAAGTTTTAGAAAAATTAGTTTGGGAAATGTCTTGTGTAAAAATTGGTGAAATGTTTGGTGTTAGCGATAATGCAGTCAATAAATGGTGTAAATATTATGGTATTCAAAAGCCAGGTAGAGGAGATTGGGAGAAAATTAAATCTGGCAAAATTGACAAACCTTCTGATTAATGTATAATTAGTCTGTAAGTTTATTCTCCCGTGGTGAAACTGGCATCATCTTAGATTTTGGCTCTAAAGTTCCTTGATCGTACTGAGGCGGGAGAACCTTACAAAAATCAGCCTCTGTAGCTCAAAGGTAGAGCAATGGTTTTGTAAACCATTTGTTGCAAGTTCGATTCTTGTCGGAGGCTCCTTTCCCTTTTTTCTGTGATATAATAAAGATATGAACGAAACAATCTTAATATCAATATTATTTGCTTTAGTGGCAATAGTATTCGTCTTATTATTTGTTGTAATTTTTCAATTGAAAAAAATGACAAAATCTTACGATAATAACTTTGAGTCTTTGAATAAGAAGACAGCGAAATTGGTGGAATAAATGACTATTACATTAGCAACTTGGATTTCTTCTGGCATTGTATTTGTATCTATTATGTCATTTTCTCTTTACATCAATTATCGTCTAGATAGAATGATAAAGATGCTTGACTCTATGATTACTGACCGTCCAGAATAGTCGTATAATAATCATATGAAAATTAGTGATTTTACAGTAGAAGAATACTTTTCCAGATCTAACTTGATTAATTATTTGATTGGGTTATATGGTTATAAGTCTTATTTAGAGATTGGTGTCGATATTGGCGCTAATTTTGAAAAGGTCAATTGTGCTTATAAAGTTGGTGTTGATCCATCTAACAAATATGAAAAGTTGACTCATAACATTACATCTGATGAATTTTTTGCTCAGAATGAAGAAAAATTCGACATTGTGTTTATTGATGGTTTGCATTTATCGGATCAAGTAATCAAGGATATCCAAAACAGTTTAGATGTTTTGAATCCTCTTGGTACTATTATTATGCACGATTGTCTTCCTAATTCTGAATTTGCTCAATCTCGTGAAAGGTTGGGTGATCATTGGAATGGTGATGTTTGGAAGGCTTTTGCTCATTATCGTAAAAACCCTGATCTTATTATGTTCACTGTTAATACTGACCAAGGTTTAGGATTCATCAAGAGGGGTAAGCAAGACACTTTTGACACTCCTGAAGAATTGGATTATTCTTTCTTTGTGAAAAATGCTAATGAGATGATGAATGTTGCGAGTGTATCTACTTCATTAGATGCAATCAATAAATTACATGCGAGTGGTTTTTAAGAAGAAGGCAATTTAAGTTTTAATAATCAATAATAAATTAGTTTACAAATCAACTATTGAAAGTGATTATTATGCGTCCCTTTGCCTTTAAACATCAAGAGTATCTTTTAGAACAGATCTGCAAAAATACCGTTATTTTGCCTAATTATAAATTTGTCAGTAGGAAACATTCAGGAGATTTTTCTGCTGTGTTGCTTTATCCTAATGAAGCTAGACAAGTTTATTTGGAGGGATTAGGCTATAAGGTTTTTCTTGATGAGCATTATGATAAGAATCGTCTTTTATTTAGTGATGAGAAATTACTAGAATGGTTCTTGGATGATTCTAAAATTTATCTAGATTTTGCGTTTAGTTTGAAAAGCGTTTATTTGATGAAATGACATAATCCCATCGATTTCGATGGGATTATGTTTTTAAGGTAAAATAAAGTATGACTGAACGTGAATGGGTTGAGAAGATAAAAAAAGAATGCGTTTTGAATGTTGGCAATTTCGACACTAGATATGCAATTCAATTAGTTGGGAGAAGTGGTAGTAAGATTGGTATTGTTTCTCTCAATAAGCAGTTTATGAGTGTTGATATAATTGACAAGCAAAAATATGAGCGTTTTTATGATCAATTTTACTCTAGACGTAATAAAGAATCTCGTCCACCATTAGTTATAGATTATCACATCGAACATTCTATAGGCAGGGGTGGATTTAAGGAATTGTGGGATTTTTATTACAAGAAAGTGAAGTCTAGGGTAAAATAAAAATAGGAGAAATTATTATGGATGCAACTACGCAGATTTTGACTTGGGTTCTTATTCTACTTATTGCTTATGGTTGTGGTAGATGGGCAGATAAAAAGGGCTATAATTTCTGGGCTTGGTTTTTTGGTGGAAGTTTGTTAGGTGCTATTGCTCTTCTTTTTATGCCTAATGTAAATGACTTAGAAGAAGAAAAACGAGCAAAGCAAATCAACACAGGTAATACAGCTGGAATTATTTTGGCTGTAGCATCTTTTGTTTGGGGATTTGCTCAAGGACTATACAAGCAATAATAAAAAAGGGGAGAAACATTCTCCCCTTTTTTAGTCTTCAAATTGTTGGTCATATCCATCTTCATCAGGTAAGAGAATATTCAAATCTTCGTCTGCTGAAAAATGACAATATGATAAATCTGAATGAGCAATTAGTAATTTCATAAAAGTTTGATAAAGAATTGGATCTGTTGAATATGGTGTGAAATACTGTAAAACTTTATCATAATTAACAAGAATGAATGGTTTATCATTCAAGCTAACAATATAAAATCTATTAAGTTTTGTTTCAATAAAATGTCCTTGTAAACCAGGGACATTTTTCTTTAATAGTTTCCAATCAGCACCAATATTGTTATGAATTGAAAAGATTTTTCTGCCATAATCTCTCAATTCAAAAATTTCTTCAACTGGGAATGAGGTTTTTCTTGGTAAATTATAGATATCAATTATTTTCATCTTACTTGCATTATACCTGAAGTGTGGTATGCTATCCTTATGAAACACAAGATTACAATTATTGATGAGAATTTTGAGGAGAAAAGTCTTGAAATGACTTATGCTCAATTGAAAGAATTGAATCGATGGTTGAATATATATTTAAACACTGGCAAAACAATTGAATATAAAATTGAGAAATCAAAGAAAAAAGTTGAAGTTGTTAGTGCACAGATGTAAAATTGTGGTATAATTAGAGTGTAAGAGAAATACTTACAAATTACAATTGAATATGCCTCGTTAGCTCAGTGGAATAGAGCATCCGCCTTTTGGGGACCAGACAATAGTATGGTCATTTGGAGCTTTTATAGAGAATATTAATCTATAAAATGGATGGTACTGTATCGGTGAAAGCTAAGTAGAAATATATGCTAATACCGAGGGAAGTTGAGAAGAAATTCTTTAACCCCGTAGAGACTATACGTACCACACCTGAAATGGTGAAGATATAGTCCAGACCACAAACCTAGAAATAGGGTAGTGAAAACTATAGTGGTATGCTAAGCGGAGGGTCAGTGGTTCGAGCCCACTACGAGGTATGAATCCCCTAAAGAATATTCTTTAGGGGATTATTCTTTTTAAAACCAGAATAAATCATTATGTGGTATAGAATTTCAGCAAAGAAAAAAGTTAGCTTAGTTATCGTATTTGACGGTGATAAAGTTTTGCTAGGTGAAAAATCTTCTGGCTATGAGATTCCTGGTGGGCACGTTGATTATTTAGAAGATGAGAAAGATTGCGCAAAGAGAGAATTAGAAGAAGAAACTAATTTAAAAATATCTAAACTTAAACATTTGCGCACTATGGATATGCCAGATAAAATTGTGAATGTTTACTATACAAAAGATTATTCTGGTGATCTTTTAGCTGGTGATGATTTAATTGGTGTTAGTTGGCATAAAGTAAGTGATTTGCCAAAGATCAAATTTAATGGTGCAGAATTGATTTTAGAAGCACATAAAAAAAGCTCCCAATAGGGAGCTTTTTTTATTTAGAATGAAATATGTTTTATTCCATATTCTTCTAAATGTTTGATATATTCTAAGCCATCAAAACCTCTTTGTTCGCCTTCCCAAATTGTTTTTTCTATTAATTTTTCTCGCCATTTGAGGTAATTTGGACAATTCCAGTCAAACCAATTATTTTCTAAAAGTTTAAAATTGAGCATAGTCTGGCCAAGGTTAGCTGAAAATGGAAACTTATAAAAAATAAATTTATCATTATATTTATTAAAATTTGTGTTAAAATAAAGCTTATTTCCTACACAAGCCTGAGCACTATCTATAGCATTGAAAAGATCTTTATCTGCCCAAAGATAAAACCAAAGAGTTTCCAAAGTACATCCAGAATAACCAAAATCACGATCGATATTCCATTGTAAGTTTTCTAATTGTTTCAATTTTTCCTCATTAGAAAGTCCTTTTAATTCTGGGTGGAATTTATTGATATCGTTCCAGAAATATGATGGCTTTGGTTCCATTTTTAAGAATTTAAAATATTCTTCTTTTTTATCAAGAAGAATAATTTTTTCATAAAAGGATTTTGGTTTCTCTAATAATTTCTCTCTTGATACGTAAAAAATTTCTCCTGGATGAAAGAAATACATATACTTACTTACATTATTATCATTGTGGAATCCAGAGCCTAAAAAATGTGCAACTTCTCTGGATGGATTAATTTTAACCCAACTTGTAGTCCATTGATTGTGCATTGCTCTAGCGTAAGCAAAAGATCCCCATCCGTTAGTGAAAGTGCATTCAATAGCAGTTAAAGGATCTACTGTATGATCATTTGGATTTGCTTGCGAAAGTATAAGAAATTCTGGAAGATTTTCATAATGATCTAATACCCATTGAGCAAATAGACATTGATATCCGATTTTAGGGTCTGTAATGACATCGTCTGGTTCTGGATTATTTCCTACGTGAAATACAGTTTTAGGAAACTTTACTTTATTTATAAATATATCTCTGTCTTCTGTGCTATGAAGAATCAATATATGTTTTTCTTGGCTCATCTTATTACCTCAAAAGAATTATACGCAGAAAGAATGATAAACAAACAGAATATAACTTTTGGAGGATATCTTTATGAAGGGAAAATTATCACCAACGGAGTTGATAATTTGCATAATGACAATTTTGACATTATGTGCAATTTTCATTCCTATATTTTATTTAGCATGGTCAAGTTTTTAATTTTCAACAATAGAATAAGAAATACAAGTGGTGGGAGATCCAAAACCTTGCAAATATCTTACTTTGACTGATTCAACAAATCTACTTGTATCATCAGGAATTATTTCTGCTCTTACAAGTAGATCAACTATTGGTTTCACAATATTATCTGGATCGCTTCTCATTTTCCATTGAGTGTCAGCAAGAATAAGAATTTCTATTTCAATGGGATAATTTGTTGCTGGTAATAAATTATCTTTTATGATTGATATGTTCTTTTGGATCCAATCATTATATTTTTTGCTTTTCACCATTTTTCCACGAGCAACAGGAGCATACATCTTATTTGCGGAAAATGGTTCTTGGATAGTACAAGATTTTTTAAGCATAGATAATTTGTACAGAGATATTATAGGTAATAAGAAAAATTATGTGGTATAAATTAGCCCAACAATTGCAACTTCCTGGATTAGATGTAGAACAATCTCAACCTAAAAGCAAAGAAAAGCCAGAGCCAAAATCAAAGTCTCCTGAGCTTTTAGAAACACAAAAAGAACCTAAAAGTTTATTCTTTAGTGATTGGGCTAAAGATCATTACGTGCCACAAAATCCTGTTTATCACGGCACCACTCACGAATTTGACCAATTTGATATCAATAAAGGTGTTTCATCTAATGCTTTTGGTCAAGGATTTTATTTCACTAGTGACGAGCAAGATGCAACTAAGAATTATACTGGTTCCGGACCTGACCAAAAAGGCAAAATTTCAGATCTGCAATATCAATTAATTGACGAAGATGATGAAGACCAATTCTATTTATGGAACTTATATGGCGATGATCCAAGATACCGTCCTTATTTTAACGAAGATGGCACTGTAGCAAGCCTTCAATACCTGACAGAAATGATTGCAAAAGACTCTGTTTTGGGTTCTAATAAGCCAAGAGTAATTCCAGCTCACATAAGGATGAAAAATCCAATTCATTTAACTTCTGAAAATGATAAAGAACATCCTGAAAAAACTTTTGTTGATGATACAGATGAAACTTTGGAGTTCTTAAATGTGAACGATATTGATGAATCTGATAATAATTCTTATAAGACAGTTATTTCAAAACTTTACAATATTTTGATAGATTATATGAATTCAGATGACGCATATCAAATTTGTGAAGATTTAATTCAATTTACAACTGGTTCTAATGACGGTGTAGTTTCCTCGGTAATGATGATGGATAATCTAAAAGGAGCTTTAGCAACTTTTGACAGTGATGAACAAACAGATTATAAGGGTGAAATTATTCAAAGATTTTTAAATTCATTAGGGTTTGACAGTATTATCATGGATCCTAATCAATTTTTTAGAATGTACTCTCAAGAAAAACCAATCAAGCATTACATTACTTGGGATCCTGAAAACATAAAACACGCTAGAGAAAATATTGAGTTTGATCCAAGCAATCCTGTTATCACTGCCAATCGTGGTAAAATTAATTTATGGAAGAATTCTTTGCTGTAGTTTTCATCGAATGTATGACTGAAAATAATAGATGTTTCTCTGACAAAGATTTTTATAAATTATTAAAAACTCAAAGATTAGATAAATCAAAAATAGATTTCAATGCACTTATGGAAGCATTTCTATTTGAATTTGAATTTGATAAATACGAAAAGATAGACAACATTTGGCAGCCTAAAGGATCTTTTATTTCCCATAAAGCGATTTGTAATATAATTGATGAATTAGATTTACATTTAGAAGTGGAAAATTCTTTAGGTGGATTTTACGAAACAAGTTGTGATGTAGTGCAAAAAATCAATAACTATCTGTGGCTATGTGAAAAATCTAATTAAAAAAGGTATTTCCATTTTTTTCCATAAATGTATACATATAACATTCGTTGCAATATAACAGTGTTAGTGAAATTAAAAAATTTTTTTTATAATAAAAAAACAATCCAATTAAGGAAGCATTTATGGAAAGAAGAAAAATTGTAGCTGCAATTGTTAAGATTGCCAATGAATTAGATAGTATTGGGATGTATGAAGAAGCAAACCAACTCACCAAAGTAGCACAAGCTGCTGGCGCTCAATTTATGAAGGGTCTAGAAGAAATGGGCTCAGCAACTTCAAGAGGAATCAAAGGCCTTGGCAGAGATATCGGGAAAGGCTTGCAAGGCACTTATGATGCTACTAAGCAAGGTTTATCAGATGCTGGAGAACTCATTGGTGAGGGCGCATCCAACCTTGGGTTTGGAATCGTAAATCCAGCTGCAGAATTAGGTTTAGGCGCAAGTGAAATCAGTAGCAATATGATTGAAATGCGCCTTCAAAATTTACGTGATTTAGCTAGACAAAATCCTAAAAGCGCTGATCAACAGGCTAGAGCTCTAGATTCAAACATCGCATTGAGAATTGAAAATCTTAAAAATATGCCTGGTGGTGGATCTCAAGCTGCTAAAGATGAAGTTACTAAATTGATGCAAAAAAGAGTAGAAGTTAGAAAATTATTCAAGAAAGATTTGAGTGGAAGTGGCCTTCCACAATCTTTAAGAGTACAAGAAAATCAATTGAGTAATACTCCAGATATCAATGATTACATTTACAATAGAGCCAGTAAGCGTCCATTGACTAGAGTACAACTTTACGAGATGGCTAAACAAGAACATGGTGAGAATTTTGCTAATTCAGTAGCTTCACAACTTACAATGAAGGGTTATACAGACAGAAATCAAATTGTAAAACCAAGATAGTTTGTATTTTTCATAAGAAACCTCCCAATAAAAGGGGGGTTTCTTTTTTTATAAGAAAGTTATTGATATGTATGCTGAAAAATTATTAAGGTTGGCAAACAAGTTAGATAGTCTGAAACAATACAGATTAGCAGATAAATTCCAAAAGCTTGCTCATGATATGTCTGTGCCTTTTTACAGTTATCCATTTCAGCAAAAGTATGATTATAAAAATAGAATTCCTATGAAGAAGAATTTTATTGAAAAATCTACACAAGAAATCGACAGAAAATTTGGCAAGGATACAAAAATATATTTACAACAAATGGTGAAAGATCCATTATTATTTGATCATGCTCAGTCAAAGATAATGTTAGACACTATTATTAATGATCCTTATTATAAAATGGACGAGTCTTCATTTGTAAATATGATTAATATATATAGAGATCATTATAATCAAATTAATGAAAATAGAAATGATATAGAAACTCTTGCTGAATTAGAGCCAGAACTTCATAAACATTTAAATAATATATTGACCAAAACTTCAAGGTAAAACATATGTGGTATAACAGAACAATTTTAGCAGCAATAGAAGATGCAATCAACGCCTTGCAATCAAAAGGTGTAAATGAACAGATTATTCAGTTTGTTCATTCATTACCTAATGACAAAAAAGGTAAAGCTATTGGTGCATTAAATCAAAATCCTTCTATGATGATAGATGATTTGAAAAGTTTATTTGAATCTGGCTACAAACCATCTGGAGTTGAAAAGCAACTTGTTCAAGATTATGATCCAAGATTTCAGAATTGGGCTTTATATCAATACAAGCTTTTAAGAGCAAATAAATTTTCAAATGATCCACACGATGATAGATGGAATTACAATAAGCCATTAAGTGATATTAAAGACAATCTTGATGAAATTCACGACTTTTGGAGAGTTCATAGTTTAGACAATCCTAACTACAATCTTGGAACAAAAACATTCGAAGAAGCATATGAAAATTCTAATGAATGGCACAGAGCTATGACACAAAGAGGTTCTGGAAAATTCTATTTGCCATTTAAGAGAGATGAATCTGGAAATATAGTAGACGAAAAAATTGTTCATAGATTTGATGACGGTTCTATGATGGTTAGAGTGGAAGATCCAAACGATTTAGATGTCGAAGGTAATTTTATGCATCATTGTGTTGGATCATATGCAAGACACGTAGAATCTGGAGATTGTACTATATATTCCTTGAGAAGTAAGTTCAATCAGCCTCAAGCAACAATTGAAGTTGGCAGAGATGGAACAGTTAAACAAATCAAAGGCCCAAGCAATTCAGAAATTCACGATGATGATTTAGTTAGTAAAATTAGTGATTTCTTTGAAGGCAGAGATGACATCAAGAAAACTGCTGGAAATAGCTACACACATGAAAGAGCAGAACAATGGTATTCTGGAGAAGTGGAGTGGGAAAATGGTCCTGATGAAATTAAATATGGTATTCACGAATTTGCTTATGGACCATACCTAGAAGGATATTATGATGAAGAAGCTGATGGAGACTTCTCAAGATTTGGTATACACGGAAACACTTGGGAAAATAAAGACCAAGAAGAATTTGAAGAAAATAATCTAAGAAATTTAGATACAGATGAATTAGTTGATCAAACTGTTACTCAAATTAAAGACGCAGTAGATGGAAAAAGAACTTATGGCAAAATTTATCAACTTGAAGATTATGATTTTGAAGACTTAGCAAAAACAATTGTTGATATTGCTTATAAACAATTAGAATCTGTAATTGATAGAGAAGATAACTTAACTGATGAGTATTTAGCTAGAAGAAGTGGATATTTAACAAAAGAAGATATTGAAAATTATAAATATCAAAGAATAAGGCAAATATTAGGAAATAATGCATTATTGAGTTTATTATATAATTTTGCCAAACATTATTCTGGATGGGAAGAATATGTAAGAACACCAGATTCAGAAGATTATGAGCATTTAGGTGATTCAGACTCTTATGGCAGAAGAGCTATGCAATTAATGAGAGACTCTGAAGATAAATTACGTCTTGAAATTGCAAAACTTGTTTATGAAACTTATCAAGATCATCCAGTAGTTAAGAAATTTGAAGAAACATTTAATACAAAGTTTATTCTTCCTGAAATTTCAACAATTGAAGAAGGAGAACACAGAGCTCAAATGAGACACTTAACTTCTCAATATACTGATCCAAGTCAATTAAGATTCCAAGATCTTCCTGAAGGCGAATCTTTCAATTTAGCAAGACATAAAAAGAAACAAAAGCAATATGATACTGATGGAGAAGAGCTTGTTCTACCAGATGATTTCGAATAAAAATTAAATCTTTTTTCTAATAATATAGGTTAGTGTATCTGCTAACCTATATTTCTTTTTAAGATCTAACTTTTGAGCAATTTTCACCATAAGATTGACAGAAGCAGTAGTTGGTTCTTCTATATCAGGCAAAACAGGCAGAGCAGAAATACTGTTAAATATGTTGTTTAGGCTTTCTTGAACCTCTTCATCAGTTTTTTGAATCGTTTGAGGTTTTTGTGGGCCAATAATATTTTTTTCTTTCAAATCAGATATCCAAGTAGAAGGTAGATTTAATTCTTGCCAATGATTCCTGAAAAAATCTGGTCTTGCGTTCATAAGATTATTAAACACTTCTAATCTTTCAGAAGAATTTGCGTAATCAAGTCTCCTCCATTGTCTTATAAGCATTTGATCTGTAATTTGATCACCAATAAATGGATACCAGTAAAGCAATCTTGCATAGTCTCTAATATCTAATTGACTACGATTCTTTTTCATATAATTATTG